TTTTACAACAAATGCCATTTTATTTTTGGAGTATATTGCAGTATTTTCAACTCTATGATATGCGTCATTTGAGGTGAATCCAGTTTCAGTTGTTTTTGTTAATTTAAGTGCCATATTTTATTGTTTGTTTTAGTTTATTGACCTATTGCATAATAACCAATTCTTCTTGTTACAGTAGAGCCGGGTGCTGGAGTCATTTGAAACCATATTTGCGTTGTTGTTGTGTTGTTTATTGCAATATAAATACTTTCTCCTGATGGTTGTGGTTCATGGTATGTGCATACAACAGAACTAATTTGTGAATTAAATGGCCTATCTAACACTTTAATACATTGTCCAATAGCGTCAAATGTTAATACTTCGCTTCCAAATACTGTTCTTGTTGTATTTGGTAAATCAAGATAACCATTTGTTCTTGAAATATTTTTGTATCCAAAATTTTGCCCAATTTTACCATCATCATATTCATTTGTAACTTGATGAAATAAATTTGAAGTGGCTGAACTTTTACCAACTGTTAATCCGTTTATTTTAATTCCATATGACAATTCATAAAATGTATTTCCAACAATATTTACTAATCCCCCACCTGTAATTTCAACTCCCGTTGATGTAATTGTATTAAATGGACTCCAATTATTTGTTGATGTTCCAAAACCAAAAATAACATTTCCATTAAATGTTGATAATTGAAGACCTGATACTGTATCTGTCAGCAAACAAGACCAACTATCTTTACGCCCACCCGGAGCAGATGCAGCTTCAAAAAATGAATTTGAAATTGTAAATGCACTCAATGATTTTAAGTTGAATGCAGCTTTTCTGGATGAAATATGACCATTTGACCATGCAATTTGAAGTTCATCTTGTGGAGTATCCCAGTATATTCCGTAGTTACCACCAATCGTGCATCCAGTAAAATACAATCCTTCAGCAGATGTATCTACAACATAAACCCCTTTATCGCAATAACCAATTCCTGAATTTGTTATCGAATACACAACCGGAGCATATGCTGTTCCAGTAATTTTAATTCCAGAATCAAGTTCAAATAGGCCAAATTCACCCGGAGAATTTCTACCTACAATAATTGTTTTTTCTACAATGACTTCTCCTACTTTATCAAACAATATTCCAGTAGTCCAATAACCTATTGGTTCGTAAAATCCATAATAATCTGAGCCATTATTTTCAAACCTTATTTTAATTTCTGAAATAAGAGCTGTTGGGCCGGGATAACCTAATCCATCTGTTGAAATAGTAAGAGCGGTTCCAGCACCAGAACGATTATTTGTGCTAATTGTTAATTTTTTAATTTCAATTTTTTTAGATAGATTTGTGCTTGGTGTTCCTCCATACCATACAAATCCATTAACAACACTTGATCCAAATCTAATTTCAGTTAAATGAGTAGCCTCTCCAGAAATTGTTATAGATTTATTGTTTATATTTAATGTTGAGTTTATTAAAAATATTCCTTTTGGAATAAAAATTGACCCACCATTTACCCCAATAGTATTAATAGCAGCTTGAATTGCGGCAGTATCATCTGCAACTCCATCACCTACCGCTCCAAAGTCTTTTACATTGACCACATCTGCAAACCTGTTAGCCAATGTCCTTGCTACTGCTGCCGCTCCATTGCCAGAACTTGCTCCATTAGTTGCTGCCGTGAATAGCGAGCCTACGACATAAGTTTGTCCTGTGGTTCCAGCAATCGTATTCCATTGCGATTGTGTGGTTGTTCCGAGAGAAGTAATCTTGTATTGCTGTCCTACTTGAAATGATCCAGCGGATACTCCAGTTGATCCAGTCGAAACAATTCCTTCGATTAAATTTTGAGTTACTTTAGTTAGTGGCATATTTAATGAGTGGTTATTGTTATTTCCGATCCCGCTGGAACTGGAATTGACATAATAAGCGTTTTAGGTGCGGTATTGTTTATTGAATAATTTGATGGCTTTTGATACACCCCATCAATGTGAACGATATATCCCCCGCTAACTTGGCTTATGCCTTCGGAAATATTAAATGTAGTTTGAGTTCCATCAGAAACATATTCCCAAGTTTCCGGTTCAGTTGTGGCTTGATTAACCGCCTCGATTGCTATACGAGCGTAGTAAGCTGCACGATCTGCAATTGAATTCATTGCCGCCTCACTTGGGCCGCATGGATTGCATTTAGAACTTCTGGAATTTCCGCAACTCATAGTTTTTATCGTTAACGATAGTTTAGGTTAAGTCAAGATGTTTGTTCCACTAAAAGATAGGGAATTGTCTTTTGGTTGTATCTATTCATTTCTGAGTAAACTAAATTGATGAACCCGTCCCATTGTGGCGGGTAGATTGTTTGACACCCTTCCGAGGAAGTTGATTTGTAACTGCCCTTGTGAATGTTGATAGCGATGCCCATCGAATCACCTTCACCATCTCGCGTAACAGGGAGTTCTTCTTTTGCGTTAGCAGGTCGCAACGCTGGGTAGCCACCTCCGGGTTTAGAGATACCATGATTGCCTTTACGATACCTGTGAACGCCAGTTTTAAGCACCGCAATGCCTTTCTTGAAAACTGATGGATCAGTATTTGCATTGAATGTAGCATGAACAGAAGGAGATAATAGTATAATCGCATCGTCATAGATGCCCCTTTGGTTTCCAGATGGCGCAAATGTTTCAGAGTAGTATCCTCTTATTCCTACCAGCGCAACGCGATCCTCAATCCCTGCACGGATAACCATAGCAAGGGTCTTTTCTTTCGCTTGTTGCGGTCTGGAATTAGGAACCATGATTAGCCTTTACGCACTACATTGATGAGTCCAACAAGTCCGAGTCCCGCGACAAGGATTGCTTCTTGGAGTTCTGGTTCGATCTTCACTCCGACTGCCGTAGCAATCAGAATCAAGCCGCGCCAAGTCGAGTTTTCACTCAACTTCTCTAACAGTATGTTTACTATTTTCATTTTTTTGTTCCTTTTGGTTCTGGAAGTTCATAAGTAAAACTTCCGTATTGTGTCTGTAGGGAAATTCCAAGTGTCGTGCAACCCGTCAAAAATGCCATCGCAAGAAATGAAAGCGAGATGATGATAAGACCAAGTGCGATTTGTTTAGGGTTCATTTGTTTTTATTCCAATTACGCGCAAGGACGATAAGTGACCCAATACCCACTGCGATACCCACAAGAAGAGAAACGATGCGTAGCCATGCTTCCACTTCTGGCAGCAATGAAATTCCAACCGAAGTCGCCGTGGCAAGTATTCCGGCAGCACAAGCATTAAATGATGGCGTGTCCATGTTTTTAGAGTTTCAAAAATTCTGCTGCTTCTGGGTATCTGATAAAATCTTCCTCAGATTCAATTTTAATATGAGCCGTTGTGACTACATGATTTTCATCTTCGAAAGATTGTGCCAAAAACAATTCTTTTTTGTCATTAAAAAAAAATACTTGTCCTGTTTTTTTCATAAATTAATACCCTTTGATAAGAACATACCCAGCTGTTACGCCAGTTCCCGCAGCCGACACTCTTGCTCGTATAAACTGCGAGTTGATATTTGCAACGTGTGTCTGCACTGTGCTGCTTGCGACTGCCGCGAGTGCGGTTCCAATCGAATACCATGTTGACCCGTTGTCATCAGACCCTTCCAGTTGCAGTGTTGGCGGGGTTGTAGCCGCGCCGATGTTAATGACCAACTGAACCGCATCGCAGTTTTGCGTGTTGAGGCTCGGTGTCGCGCTATTAAGCGTTGTCAATACAACCGAGCGGTCGATGAGTTGACGAATTGATTCCACATAGTCACTCGCCTGCAACCTGTTGATTGCGCGAGTAAACGATGGGCTTGTTCCGCCAACCGTTTGCACATACCGAACGCGGTTTCCCGTCATTGGCAATTTAGGACTACGATAAATTCCTGTCGCCGTAATGCGCGGGAATGAGTAAACGGTAAACCAGTTCGTTCCAGAATCATCGCTTTCCTGCACATTGACATCCAATGTTGGGCCAGTCCCTGTAACAGCTGTAACCGGAATGTTGACTTCATAACTACAGCCAAAGGTGGGCGTAAGTGCAGAGGTATTGGCAGTGGTAGTTATTGCCGCCGATGCAACATCCGCAATGATTCCGGGAAATGCAAGGTTAGCTGATGTTACGGCCGATACGGTTGTTACGGTTGTTACGGTGGGCAATGTTCCTGAAACAACGTTTATCGGCAGTGCATTAGCCGTTCCAACCGAACGAACACCCTGCAAATAAATTGAGTTGTTTGGGAAGGACTCAACCGACAAATGTGCCAAAGTAAATGTCGTGGATGATGCAGGTGCAGTAGTTCCGTTAAAGTTCCAAATAAATACATATAGCGGAGTTGTTGCATCAGGGATGTTTTCGTAGCGAGATGCGCGGCTTGATGAGTTGGCTGCGGATGCACTTGCCCTCAGCATATCGTTCCAGAAAACTTCGCGCCCAGTCATTTCGCACTGCACTATCGTTCCCGGTGATGCAGTCGTGTTGATCGTTGCCGCAGTATCTCCAGTTGCCCATCCGCTTCGCTGTGCATCAACATTCAGCGTTGTTGCTGTTGTGCCAGTTACCAGATTTCGGATATAATTTCGGCCGAATAGTGTGCAGGTTCCAGACCCCGAAGCGGGGAAGCCTGCCACGGTTAGTTCTATCGAAACCCCCGCAACAACCGACGCGATGGCATAGCGTCCGGGAACGCCTGCCGCTCCGGTAATGCCACCCATTTGAACAAACTGGCCAACATTAGTTGCATCAAGTGTATGATTTGGAATATCTACCGTTACTGAAGTAGCCGAGTTAATCGTGTATGCAAGGTTCTCGCCGATCAGGTCTGCCAACATCACCGCAAGATTTGTGTTTGCAATACGCTGAGAAGCGATGATCGAAAACCTCATCCTCATCGAGCCGCTATAAAATTTGATGGAACGAGCAAGAAACTCTGCATTTGTATTCGTGCCACTCAAAATGTTGAGAGAACCAGCGGCTTGGTTGTATGTCACGCCAGTGCCAACAATTGGTGCGTTAAAAAAATTCGGATCAATAATACTTGCTCCAACGGAACTAAACCCAGTAGCGTCCGTCATCTGCCCGACTTGGCGGACTGGAGTTGCAGACAATGTTTGGACAGCTGTATCGGAAATCAATTCTGGAACCGATTTGTAAATATCGTAGAGTTGATTATCAAGTGTAAGATCAGTAAAACAATTTTTTGATTTTATTGCCATAATGTTTTATCGGTTACGATAATTACAGTGCAAGAGCGAGTGCGTTGTTCAGAAGGAACAATTGCTGATCTTCAGTTTTTTGCACAAAACAATTTTCGGTGATTGGAGTTCCGCCGCCATACAATGTAAGCGCATCGTAAAATTGATACATTTTAGCTGCGTCACTCATAGCATCGTAGCATCCGTATGGAACGATATTGAAAATGATTGGAACAGTTTTAAGCGCAGCCTGTTCTTTAATAGTGATGAGAAACTCGTAAGATTTATTGCGGTAGTCGAGATCAGTAAAGCAAGCCATAAAATGAAAAGGGGTTAGGGTGAGGAAGTATTTACTTCCCCACCCAAGGTTGAGGTTTAGTAGTAGATGCCAACAACGTAGGCATTCACATAGAGTGCGCCAACACGTCCAGCGGTATCAGCACCGGAGACAACATTCACACCAGCGTTTGCGTAGGTGAAGGTAGTCGAGTTAACGACAGTAACTTCAGCCTGCACATCGTTGAACGAAGTGTCGGTCATGCTGGCAATCGTGATCGTGTCACCCGTGGCGAAACCATGAGCGGCGGCGGTAACGATTGTAGCAACGCCCGAAGTGCGGGAACGAGTTGCAGTAGCTTGACCAGCACCCACTGTGCTTTTCAGCAAACGGAGTTTGCGGGAGCCAGTGATGACAAAAGGATTCGCGGCAATCGTAAGAGGATTGTAGCGGCCTTGGTTATCAAGAGCGTCCGTGATGGTCAGCGAGGAAGTAAGGTCTTCACCCGTAGTTCCAGTGTCAACGATCACAACTGGATCGGTGGCAGTGGTTCCGCGAGCGTAGGCAGTTTCCAGAACGATGCTTGTTGGAAAGAACTTAGTGTCTTCGTCGTTAAGGACGAGGAGGTCAGCGTCTCCAGCAGCGAGGAGGTTGATTGCGACAGGGCCGAAAAGGTTGACGCGATCATAAGCGAGTGGTCGTTTATTAGACATATTTTGTATTTTATTTAAGGTTATGGGGAGAGGCTTTAATAGCCCCTCCCCTTATTTAACTTTAGGAAGGCACAACGATGTCACCCACACCAGCGCAGCTATAGCAGTCCTGATTGTTCTCAGGAACGATGTAGCTCTGAACTGGGCAGCAGGAACCGTAGAGGTTCTTGCTCTTAGGCAGGCGATGCAGGAACGAGTGCATGATGGTTGGGTCTTTGACCTGTGCAGCGAGACGGAACTGAGCTTGATAGAAGCCCGATTTACGCCAGCGGTTGCACTCCCAATCCGGGTTCTTCCATTCCCAATCACCAGCGTAGTTCTGGGTCATTTGTTGGGCTTGGCCGTATCCAGTCGAGGATGGCATTGTCCATTTGCACATTGCTTTGTTAACCATAGCAACCGAGATACCGAAGTCGGCATTGCGGTAAGCGCGGTTAGGAACATAGGAGCATCCGTTTTCTTGGACGATCTTGATGTAACGAGGAACGCGAACGAGACGCGCCCATGTCGCAGGATCAGCTTCATTGAATGGAGCGAGGCTTGCGTTGAAGGCAGTGTCAGCGTTGAAGCGAGCGGCGTTGATGTCGTAACCGAAGGCGTAGTCGCCGATGATACGATTGATGCCGAGCTTCAGACGGGTAAGGCGTTCGTCGAAGTCCGTGTTAGCATCCCAGTAACCGTTGTTGCGCTTGGCTTGGAAGTAAAGCGCACGGCCAACTTGAGGATCAGGGATAACGATGTCGAGCAGAGGCTGACCAGTCGCATCTTGGAGATCAAGACGGAAAGCGTCATCTTCGTCTTGGAGATCAACGAGTGCATCGTCGAGCATATCAAGCGAGAGATAAGCGATCTTGTTAAGGTCGGCTGGAGCCATCTTAACGCGAAGAGCGCAGAGGTCGTAGCCAGCTTCGTTGTTGAGCGTATGCTCTGGAACGAACCATGCTGCATCGTCAACGAGTCCGCAGTAAGTGCCGTCATCCGTGGTGATGCCCATCCATTTGTGTCCAGAACCACCGATGTAGTTGGAACGAAGGAACTCTTCGTGGACGTTCTTGGTGATACGGGCATTCGACTCTTCAAACTGGAGAATCTCTTCAGCGGGGAAGAGGCGATAGAGAAGGCTCTCAACGCAAATCCAGTCAGTGGTCATCTCTTTACGGAGAAGCTCGAAAGTGTAGCTCTCAGTGCCGGGACGCTGAATGACTTCGGGTTTGCTATCGCAAGAATCAGTCTCGCAGTAGGTGTCGGTGATCGTGCGGAAAGGAGCGCAAGGATCGTGGAATCCACGGCCAAAGCGGAATGCTTTCTGCTCGGTTGTGTGGTTAAGAGGCCATGCTTGCTCCTCGAAACGGGTGAAATATGCAGAGTTGGTGACGAGCTTCTTCACATAGAGGTCGTTGAAATACTCGCGGCCCTCGCGGAAGAAACTGTCAATCTCAGCACACGAATTGAAATATAGCTGATCTGATGCCATAATATTTAGTTTGTTTGAGTTTGATTTTTGGTTTTGGTTTTAGTTTGGTTCGCAAACGCAAAAGGCTCGAAAGCCCCAAGCGAATGCTTGTTGTTTTCGAGCCGGAGTTCAACCCTCGGTGTCTTTTGCAAGACCAGTCCGGAATAGTTTTTAATTGGAGACCTATAACTCCAAGGCCGGGTTCGCCCACGCACTAATTTTATCGTTTCCGATAATTTCGTCTATCCCGTTGCGCTGGACATTGCAATTACTCAATTACTATGTCAAGAGATTTTTTACAAAAAAAATTGGGGGAGGTAGAAACGCGCAACTACCTCCCCCGTGTATGCCAGACTTTAGAATGATGGGCTATGCAGTTCGTGCTTGCGGCGAGAATCGTTGCAGTTTAGCCGCCAGTCCCTCGCTAATACTCATTCTTGGTTTCTGGGAATCCGATGCACTTGATGATGACGAGATGCGCGACGAACCTTTCAGTTGTGCGATATACTCATCTTTTTCTTTTACCATCTCTTGGTATGCTTTCAGTTGTGCTTGAATCTTCTGATAGGCGCGGCCTTGGTGGATCAGTCGGTTCATGTCTTCAACTGATGCCTGCTCGTTGGTCTGCTGGGTAGCCGCCAGAGCAATAGCCTCGTCGCGGGAGATGTCATACTTGATTCCCTTCTCCTTCATGTAGTCAGCAATCGTATCTGGGATTTCAGTAGCCCGATCAATCTCCTGCTGA